CTATGGCCCGTCGATGAGCTGGATGATCGTCTCCGGATTGATCTCGCCGTCGAGCGTGGCGTCGACATCGTACCTGACCAGCGTGAAGGCCGCGGAGCGGAAGATCCACTTGCCGCTGGCGGACGCATCGCCCACGCCGCGCCAGAGCGAATGGGCCGTCATGGTCAGCGTGTCCGGATCATAGGTGGAATTGACCAGTTCCGGCCGCGCCGTATAGCCGATCACGTCGATCGATCGAACGACCTCCATCGTCTGCTCGTCCTCGTAGCGAATGTCGAGTTCGGGCACGACGAAGTTTACCGGCATCAGTTCGCCCGTCTCGTCGGCGAGAAAGTGCACGTGGAACTGGTTGTAGGCGCCGCTCGTGCAGAAGAAGCGGAACAGCCGCGCCTGCTGCATTTCGCTCTCGTAGGAGCGGCGGAATTCGATCGTGAAGATCTCGGTTTCGCCGAGCGCCTCTTCGGGGAGGTGGTCGCGCAGGCAGATGTCGGCGAAACCGGCTTCGAACCGCGCCTGCGCGCGCTGCAGGACGATGTCGGTGGCCGGCAGGTCCGGCCCGTCTTCGCCGCAGCGGACGGGCAGGGCGTCCTCTAGCGCCGCCTCCACCGGCTCGATCAGCCCGCCGGCAATGCGATAGGGCAGGAAATCGCCCGCATCGTCGGTTGCCTGGTCGAGCACGTCGTAGCAGCCGGCGAGTACGCGCGTCGCGCCGTCCTCGCCCTCGATGGCAACGGCGAGCGGCACATCGAACCGGCGCTCGGCCCCTTCGCCATCGGCGAGCGGCGACCCTGTCACCACGCGCATGCGCCCTGACTCGCTGAATGTCTCGGCGAACGCCTCGACCGTCTCGGCCGGCCGCTCGGCGAAATAGGACATGGCGCGGGCATGCTCGCCGCGATTGATGGCATTGTAGAGGGATGTCACGAGTGCTGCGGGCGACGAGCGGTCATCCACATAGGCAGCTTCCTGCGCCAGCGCTGGCGGCGCTGCAAGCAGGCAGAAGAGGGCGGGCCACAATTGATGCCGCATGTCGAAATCTCCGAATCACGCGGCAAGTCTAACCCGCCCTTGGCGGCGCGAAAATGGCGCGGCCGAAGACGCGCCTAGCGCGTCGCCGTATAATAGAAGATGTGGCTGCCCACCTTGCCGGTCCGCTCGAGCTTCGCCGACCAGAACGGGTTGACGTAATCGGCATGATAGTGCGTCGACCGTGCGATGTCGCCCTGCCAGGCGCGGCAGTCGCTGTCGCAGCGAAAGTTCACGCTCGCCACCTGCATCGCCTTTTCGAAGGCCGGCCCCTCCTGGATGGCGAGATCGGTCCCGTCGCAGGCGAAGGAGAACTGGCAGGCATTCTTCATGTGCTGGTTCTGGTAGACCACCTCGCAGACCGTGTCCGGATAATAGTCGCTGTCGACGCGGTTCAGCACCACCCGCGCCACCGCGTGCTGCCCCGCCGTGCTCTCGCTGCGCGCCTCGAAATAGATCGCCCGCGCCAGGCATTCGATTTCCGCACGATAGCTCTTGAAGATCGGCACCAGGATTTCCGCCTTGGTGGGTGCAGCACTGGCCGACGGTACGGTGGAAGCATGCATGGCTAGGCTGGCGGCCGCGGCCGCGCAGAGAAAGCTGGATTTCATGTGATTCACCCCGGTTTTTCTTTGTCGCCGGCTTTAAGGCGAAAAATCGGGCGCGAATCAGCAGTCCAAAGGGCGGCTTTGGGGCAATCGAGAGGTGATTTGATGCGCTGACGAAGGGGAACCGAGCTCCCACGCCGGGCGGAAAAAGAAAAACCCGGCTCAGGGGGAAGCCGGGCTTTCTCGTTGGGGATACTTACGATTGGAGGTCGTAAGGCATAAATGCGGAAATGGCGGCATCGGTTCCCGGCCGCAAGCAGAAAACTTCCGGCGCTGTCAAAAGCCAATGATTTCAGGGGGCTACTGGCGATCCCGGCAGGATCATTAGCGCCGTTACATTTCAAGGGGTTAGCTTTCCTAACCGCCTAATGGTGCCTTACTGTATCTCTTACAGAAATTCGGCATTTTCCTAACCTACCAACCAAAAAAATGCCCGCAACCGACAAAGATCGGAGCGGGCAATTGTTCAAAACCATGGAGAATATAGTTGCAAACGCAACCAACGTCAAGACTTGATCCAACGATTGTAGCACATGCCCTTGGCGGAACCGCCAGCGGAAACCAGATCAGCGCGCCGGCACCCGGACACAGCAAGCACGACCGTTCGTTGTCCGTTATGATTGACCCTGCGGCGCCCGATGGCTTTGTTGTTAATGCGCACGCGGGCGAGGACGCCATTGCAATGCGCGACTACGTGCGCGAGCGCTTGGGGATTCCTGCTTGGAAGGCTGGGACGGCGGATCGAGAGGCCGAACCCCAGTTCGTCTATCGCGACCAGCATGGCGCTCCTTATCTTCGCGTCACCAAGGTTCACAAGGACGGCGGAAAGAGCTTCTATCAGCACTCATGGAATGGGCAGGAATGGGTCAAGGGCGGGCAACAGGTCCGCATTCCGTACCGCCTGCCTGAAGTGATTTCCGCGTCAGAGGTGTTCATTGTCGAGGGCGAGAAGGACGCTGATCGGCTGGCCGAACTCGGGATTGTGGCGACCACCTGTCCCATGGGTGCGAGAAAATGGCGGGACGATCTAAACCCGTGGTTTGCCGGCAAGAATGTCGTCATCCTGGCCGACAACGACGAGCCCGGCCGGGCGCACGCTTCCACAGTACACGATGCGCTGAAGGCCGTCGCCGCGACCGTGAAGCAGGTCCACTTTCCCGATCTCCCGGAAAAGGGCGACGTGTCCGATTTCCTCGACATGGGGAAGGGCAAGGCCGAGCTTCTTGCTCATGTTGCCAGCGCTACGGCCAAGCCTGTCGATCCGAAGGCCCCTGTCATAGGCACCGCCGCCGACTTGAAGAACATGGATTTCCCGCCGATTAGGTATGTCGTTCCGGGATATATCGTAGAGGGCTGCACAATCCTGGCCGGGCGGCCGAAGCTCGGCAAAAGCTGGATGGTCCTTGAGGCCGCGCTTGCGGTTGCCACCGGCTCGACGTGCCTTGGTGGCGTCAAGTGCGAGCAGGGCGAAGTGCTGGTGCTTGCCCTTGAGGATAACAAACGGCGCCTGCATTCCCGGATTACGAAGATGATGCCGGCGTTGGTCTCCCGCGAATGGCCGTCCGCGCTGCACTACGCGACCGAATGGCCGCGACAGAATGACGGCGGCGTGAAGTACATCGAGGAATGGCTGGAGGCGCACCCTAGGGCGCGCATGGTCATTGTCGACGTGCTCGCCATGTTCCGCCCCATGCAGAACGGCAAACAGAACGCCTATGAGCAGGACTATCTGGCCGTCAAATCCCTGCACAAGGTCGCATCAGAGCGTGGCGTGGCAATCGTCATTGTGACCCACACCAAGAAAGGCGCGTCGGAAAGCGGCGATCCCTTCGAACTCGTGTCCGGGACACTTGGCCTTACGGGAGCAGCCGATACAACGCTCGTGCTTGATCGATCCGGCCAAGGGGCAACGCTCTATGGTCGTGGCCGCGATGTTCAGGAGATCGAATCCGCGGTGGAATTCGACAAGTCGACGTGCAAGTGGCGCGTGCTTGGCGAGGCAGTCGAAGTGCGGCGTTCTGACGAGCGCGGGCAGATCATCGAGGAATTGCGCGAAACGGGCGAGCCCCTTGGTCCCAAGGAAATCGCCGTCGCTATCGGCAAGGGCGAGGCGAGCGTGCGCTACCTCTTGGGGCAGATGGTCAAGGCAGGCGAGGTGAAGAAGATCGGGCGCGGCAAGTACCAAGTCGAATGCGAACCCGACACCTTCGAACACCCCTTACATCCCTTACAAACTCACAAACACGACAACGACAATGAATGTGAGGATGTAAGGGAAGTAAGGGGGGATGAGGGTAGTGATACATCAGACGACGAATTCGACCCGGCTTCCCTGACATTCTTGCGAGATGCGGCATGACCCGCATTTACGATCTTGCGGCATGGGATCGCCTGCGCACCGCCAAGCTGACCGACCAACCGCTTTGCGAGGCGTGCTTGCGGCGGGAAGTGATCGAGATTGCCGATACGGTCGACCACATCATAGCGATTGAGAAGGGCGGCGATCCGTTCCCGCCGCTCGACCAACTCATGTCCCTGTGTGAAGCCTGCCATAACTCAAAGACCAATGCCGTTGACCATCCCAACGCAAGCGGCTTCAGGCGTGCGCTGAAGGGCTTCGACGTGGAAGGCAACCCGATTGACCCGGAAGGCTGGAACGCCCCCACGGCCCCCTCTGCCCTACCGGCGGCCGATTCAGGACGGGAGAACGTCGCCAGGCAACCGGCGGGGGACACGCGCATTGATTTAGTTTCATATGAAACTAATTTGGAGTCCAGCAAATGGGTCTAAGAGGGCCGGGCGCGAAGCCCAAAAATCGCAAAGCCGCCAACGACAATCTTCGCGAAACCCTGCCATGGGAAGCCGAAGGGCTTTCTAGGGTGGAGCGCGTGGTTGCATTCCTAGAAGACCTGCCAATCACGCAGGGCAAGTTAGCCGGCACCAAGTTTATCGTCCGCGACTTTCAGCGCACATTCCTAGAGTCCGTCTATGGCGAGGACGCGGAAGGCAACCGGCCAGTGCGGACAGCGGTCTTCTCCATGGCCCGCAAGAACGGCAAGACCGGACTCGTTGCCGGGCTGGCCTTGTGCCACCTCGTCGGACCTGAAGCCGAGCCTAGAGGCGAATGCTATGCGGCCGCGAATGACCGTTTCCAGGCAGGCAAAATCTTCGCGGAAATGGTTGCCATCATCACGCAGCACCCGGAGATCGAGGCCCGCGTCAACATCATCCGGTTCAGGAAGGAAATCGAGGTGTTGGAAGGGCACGGCATGGGCAGCATCTTCGCAGCCCTATCATCCGACGCGGCCACCAAGCTAGGACTTAGCCCAAGCTTCACCGTGGTCGACGAGTTGGGCTATGCGCCGAAACGCGATCTATATGACGCGCTCGACTCCGCCATGGGTGCTCGCGACAACCCGCTCTTGATAGCCATCTCGACGCAGGCTCCCGACGACAACCATATCTTTTCCGAGTTGATCGATTACGGGCTGAAGGTGCAGGCTGGCGAGATTGTCGACCCGTCCTTCCACCTTACCTTGTTCACGGCACCGGAATCGGCCGACCCGATGGCGAGAGAGACGTGGCTGCTTGCCAACCCGGCGCTAGGCGACTTCCGTTCGGAGGAAGACGTTGCCCGCCAGGCCGCGCAGGCCGACCGCATTCCTAGCAAGATGCAGGACTTCAAGAACAAGATCCTGAATCAGCGTGTGGCGGCGCATGTGCGGTTTATCGCCAAGGCGGAATGGGATGCCTGCAATGGTGCCGTCGACGAGGAAAGCCTGAAGGGGCGGACAGCGTTCGGGGCTTTGGACCTATCGGCGGCCCGCGATCTTTCGTGTTGGCTGCTGGTCTTCCCGAACGATGACGGCACGTTCGACGTGTTGCCGCGGTTCTTCTTGCCGGAGACCGGGATAGGCGACAAGAGCGAGGCCGACCGCGTGCCCTATGACGTGTGGGCGCGGCAAGGCTTCCTGACGCTGATACCGGGCAAGACGGTCGACCCGTCCTTCATTGCGGAAGCCATGGCGGAAGACGCGGCTCGCTTCGATATTCAGGCCGTCGCTTATGATCGCTGGCGGATTGAAGACCTGAAGCGCGAGCTTGCCGCCATCGGCATCGACTTGCCTCTAGAGCCGTTCGGACAGGGCTTTAAAGATATGTCGCCGGCAATCGACGTGCTCGAGCGCATGGTGGCGGATACCAAGCTACGGCATTCCGGCAACCCGCTACTGACCATGTGCGCGGCCAATGCGGTCGTGACGAAGGATGCGGCGGGCGGTCGGAAGTTGGACAAGGCGAAGGCGGCGGGTAGGATCGATGGGCTTGTGGCGCTTGCTATGAGCCTTCAGACTGCGACTCGGCACGAGCCGGAAGAACTGCCTGCCTGTTTGATGGCGGCTTAGGAGGGGATGGGGATGCAAATCAACATAATGATCTTGAACTATTATGCGGACGATGAAGCGTGGTCATACGATGAGTTAGGCCCTCGTGAGTTCGAAACCCTTCCACCGGTCGGCAGCTACGTGACCCTAGAACGGGAACAGTGGATCAGAACCTTCAAGGTGGACGCCGTGGCGCTCCACAGCCCTCTATCAGAGGAACGCGGCTACAACGCCACGGCTTATCTAGAATATGTCGGAGTTCATGTTGGGGGCGAAACCAGCATCATGAATGAGCAGGCGCGCAAGAACTCTGACGTTAATGTCAACATGGGGTTGTCCCAGATCGATTGGCGGGAACTACGCGCTGTAGTGAACGGTGAGAGCGATGCAGACATTTGAACCAATGCCGGGGCTACGCCTGACCCGACCCATTGTGGAGGCCGCAATCGAGCGGCTGATCGAACTCAGCAACTTCGATGCGGCTGACCGCTTGCTTGCTATGCTGGACGAAGTGGATGGCGACGTCGACCGCGAGCCCGACTTGGGCGACTACGAATGGTGCGCGCGGGAAGGCGACCGACCACCGTTCGATCCCGTTACCGGCGCGGACATCATTCAGGACGAAATGCGCGCGTACCCAGATTGGGGGTAATTTTAATTCGCGTGGGTCGTGGACTTTTTCGCCGCAAAACCGAACATTGTATGTGCCGCCAATCAAGCGGCGCGCCCTTTATTCGAAAAATGCACGAAAGTCAAGCCACCGTCATAAAAAGAACAAGATTATTTGCTACCATACACAATCAGAAGTTTTCTTCTGATTCGGCAACTTCAAATAGCGGCATAGCTCCGCTGCAAGCACCGCGCGAAACACGCGGATAGAAAATACACCGGCCACACAGGACCGGGAAAATGGGGACTGACGCAATCGCGTCTCAACATCGATAGGAAGTTTTCAGCCTGGCAGCGCTTCGCGGCCGGGCTATTCGTGATTCCGCAATCCTGCGGAATGGCCTGACCGATCGGCAGGCAGAGTAAAGGGGCTGCGGTGGCCTAGACAACGACCGCAAACCCCTCATTCACCAAACCGTCCATGAAAGGACAAACACTCTATGAACGTTCATACCTTCCAAGAACAGCGTGCTGCCAAACTATCCGAAATGAAAGCGCTTGGCAATGACCTTAGCGGCGAGAAGGCTGCGAAGTTCGACTCGCTCGAATCCGAAGTGCGCGAGATCGACAAGAGCATCAAGCGCGCCACGACCTTGGCCGAATTCGAACGGCAGGCGGAAGCCGAGCCGGATAAGGCCGTCGAAAAGGAATTGCGTGGATATTCCGTCACCAAGGCCATCCGCGAAGGCGCCGACAACCTGTCCGGCGTCGAGCGTGAAATGCATGACGAGCTGTCCAAGGGCCGGGAAGCCCGTGGCGTCATGATCCCGACGTCCATGATCCTTGGCGAATCCCGCGCTATGCTGACCAGCGGCACGCCGGGCAACACTGTCGCCACCAACTTGGGCGGCATGATCGATCGGCTGCGCCCGACGCTTGCCGTTCAGCAGCTAGGTGCCACCGTCATCAGCGGTCTTGTCGGCAACCTCGACCTGCCGAAATTGACGGGCGGCCCTTCGGCTTATTGGGTGGCTGAGGACGGCCCGACCACGCCTTCGGACTCCACGTTCACCAAGGTCTCTCTGTCGCCTAAAACGGTTTCAGGAGAAATGTACTTGTCGCGCCGGCTGACGCTGCAGAACAGCGTTGCCTTGGAGAACGTCCTTCGCAACGATCTGGCCTTTGTATTGGCTCAGGCGCTCGACAAGGCGGCCATCGCGGGCGGCGGTTCGAATGAGCCGGACGGCATCCTTGAACAGATTGCCGAGCACGCAACCAGCGAGACGGAGATTTCCGATATCGCTGCGGACCTGATTTCGGCCCTCGAAATCGATGACGTGACTGGCACCACCGGCTTCCTGACCAACCCCAAGGTCATGGCCATCGTCCGCAAGATCAAGGACGACAATCTGCGCACGATCCCGGTTGGCGAAATCTTCCACGGCGAGCGCGTCGTTTCCACCAATCAGGTTGCGACGATCGACAACGGCGAAGACCCGGACACGAACCCGGTTATCTTCGGTGCCTGGAGCAACCTTCTGTTGGGCTACTGGTCCGGCGTGGACATTCTCACGAACAAATACAAGGACGCTTCCAAGGGCGGCTTGTGGCTCCACGCCTTCCTTGATGCTGATATCGCGGTTCGCCACGACGAAGCCTTTAGCTGGAAGGCCATCTAATCATGGCCATCAGCCTCGCTGAAGCGAAGGCTCATCTGCGCGTAGTTCATACGACGGATGACGCCTACATCGAATCGCTGATCGAGGCGGCCTTGGCTTACGTGACTGAGGTGGGGGTGGCTATTGCCACTCCCATTCAGCCACCCGTGAGACAAGCTGCCTACATGCTGATCAGCCATTTTTACGAGAACCGGGACGCCACTAGCGACAGCCCATCTACGGCCGTCACCTTCGGTGTCAGTGCGCTAACCGCGCCATATCGGGAGCATTCAATATGACCATTGAAAAACGTGCGGCTAGTGATCTGCGCGCACAAGGACGCCGGCTTGTCGGCTACGCCGCTACATTCGGCACCGAGACCCGCATTGCGGATTTTACCGAGGTGGTGCGCGCCGGGGCTTTTCAACAGAGTATCGCCAGCGGCAAGGATATCCTGGCGCTTGCTGATCATGACCGCGGCAAGGTGCTTGCCCGAACGAAGTCTGGCACCCTGCGCCTGTCTGAAGACGAACGCGGCCTGCGGTTCGAACTAGACCTGCCAGAGACTACTGTCGGCAACGACCTCCTCAAGCTTGCCGAGCGCGGCGACCTTGGCGGCATGTCCTTCGCCTTCAGCGTGGCGGAAGGCGGCGAGGTGTGGACGGGCGACCGTCGCGAGCTTCGCAATGTCGTGCTCCACGAGATCAGCGTCATTTCTAGCTGGCCTGCCTATGACGGCACTTCCGTTTCGGCCCGTTCCCGGCAGGAGCGTTCTAGCGCCGACCGCCGAATTGTTCTTCTGGATTTGGAGGCAGCACGATGATTTGGCCCTTCGCGAAAATGGAAACCCGCGAACAGATCGCGACATCGGATCCCTTCCTTGGCGAGTTCCTTGGAGCGCGTTGGGTAGGCCGTGCGGATATCGAGAAGGCTTCCGGCCTTGCCGTTGCGCACCGTGCCATCAGCGTCATTGCGGAGAACCTCGCCAGCGTTCCGCTGAAGGTCTATCGCAAGACCGACACAGGCGGCAGGGAAGCGGCCAGCGATCACCCGCTTTATGAAGTCTTGCACGATCAGGCGTCGCCTTCCCTGACCGCCCTGGAGGCCAGAGAATGGCTGATTGCGTCATGCCTCACCTATGGCAACGGCTACGCGCATATCGAGCGCAATGGCCTCGGACAGGTGACAGCGCTGCAGCCGCTTGTTGCGGGTAGCGTCACGGTCGAAAAGCTCAAGAATGGGCGGCTGCGCTATAAGGTAGCTAAGCCGGACGGCGGCACGACAGTCCTGCTTCAGGATGAAGTGCTTCATATCCGCTACCGGACGCGCGACGGTATTCTCGGAATGTCGCCGATCCAGATCGCGGCGGCATCGTTCGGGTTGGCCATCGCCCAGCAAGATCAGGCGGGCGCGCAAGCCGAGAACGCTTTCCGCCCAGCCGGGGCTATCGTGTTCCCGGACAAGCTAGGCGGCGCCAAGGAAGGCGTTATCGAGAAGTTCAAAGCCCGGTTCGTTGGTCAGTTGAAGGCTAACGAGGTGATGGTTCTGGACGGCGGGGCTGACTTCAAGACCTTCCAGTTTTCCGCCAAGGACTCGGAATTTCTGGAGTCCCGCAAGCTCTCCAATCTTGACGTTGCCCGCGTGTTTGGCGTTCCGCCGTCGATCGTCGGCATCACCGACAACGCGACCTATTCCAATATCGGTGAGGAGTCCCGCGCGCTTGTGGTGCGGTGCTTGGCACCATGGGCGAAGCGGATCGAGCAGGCCATGAACATGGCGCTGCTGTCGTCAGAAGCCCGCAAGACCTACTTCCTGGAGCATGACCTAGCGGGATTGCTTCGCGGCGATCTAGAGGCCCGCTACAGGGCTTACCGTGTCGGCCGCGAGGGTGGATGGCTGAACGTTAACACCATCCGCAAATGGGAGAACTTGGACGAGATCGGCGCGGAAGGCGAAAGCTACGTTCAGCCGCTTAACATGGGCAAACTCGGCGCCAACGATAACGACCCGGCGCGGGAGGCAGCGGCATGAGTGCCGGCGGCCAACTTCGCGAGCTTGTGCGGATCGAGGAACGCGAATGCGTTACCGACCCCTTCGGGGGGCTCGATTGCACATGGCATAACAGGGCCACGGTTCCGGCTCGCATGGTGGCGATGAAGGGCCGAGAGGAGATTGTCTCGGCCCGGCTCACCGGCATTCAACCGTGGATCATAACCGTGCGCAACAACGGCCCTGCGGCCAGCGCTACAACCGATTGGCGGCTGGTCGATGACCGGCGCGGCACATTATTCAACATTCGATCAGTCGTCCGCTCGGAACGCGGTGAATGGGCTGACTTTCTCTGTGAGGTGGGATCATGACCAACGAAGCAAAAATCATCGCGATGAAACTCGTGGATGACGTGAGGACCAATGGCGCCACCATCGTGGCAAACTTCGACTTCGTGACCAGCGGCATTGAAGTCGGTGGCGCCACGTTGGCGATAGGGGATCGGGGGATTGTCATGACTTGGTGCCCGCGCGTTACAACCGACAGACTCACGATCAAGCGCTACGTGAAAATCGACGACGAAAACCTCCGGGAGGCAGTCACGAAGGATGCGTACAGCGTGTACCGGGCGCTCGGTGGGCAGATGACCGGCTGGCTTGCTAGTGAAAAGCCGGAGCCTGAGGCGCCGATAGAGCGCCGGATTTTTCCGGCCACCTTCACCGTTGACGATGACGACGATGCCAGTGGCCTGCATACGTTCCTGAAGGCTGATGCCGTCGCCGAGACCTGCGACCGTGCCGGACTTTGAGCGCTGGCCAAGAGGGCTGCGGCGGGCATCTGCCGCAGCCTACCTTGGTATCTCGACATCCCATTTCGACAAGGAACGGGCGGCCGGGAACATACCCGCTCCAAAAACCATGCTTGGCGTGGCATTGTATGACCGCCACGAACTAGATTCTCTTTTCGACGGCAGGGCCATGGTGGCCGCCAACGATAACGAACCCGACTATTGGGATCAGGCATGCGCCAACGCAAACCAAAATACGTAAACGAGTACACCGACCGCCACGGGCGGCATCGCATCTATTTGCGTCGGCCAGGGTGCCCGCAAGTGGCTTTGCCCGTGCCGATGTACACGCCTGAATTCTGGTCTGCCTACCATGCGGCTATGTCGGATGAGCAGCAGCCTATAGGGGCGGGCAGGATAAAGCCGGGATCGGTCTCGGCGGCAATCATGGGCTACTATGGCTCGATCGAGTTCCAAGGGCTGGCGAAGTCGACGCGCGACACATACCGCAACATGCTTGATCGCTTCCGCGCCAAGCATGGCGACGGCCCGATTGCAGGCATGCAGACCAAGCATGTCAATGCGATCATAGACGACATGGCCAGCACCCCTTCTTCGGCGAGCAACTTCCGAAAGCGCCTTAGTGCCATCATGGATTATGCCATGTCGGCAGGCATGCGGTCCGACAACCCTGTTCGGGATGCCAAGCGCGTCAAGTTGCGCACGGCAGGGCACCGCACTTGGTCCGAGGATGACATTGCGGCATTTCGTTCCCATTGGGGCGAGGGGACACCCCAGCGGCTTGCGATGGAGATTCTACTCTATACCGGGCTTAGACGTTCTGATGCCGTGCGAATCGGTTGGCGGCATGTGTACGACAACCGAATCCTAATCACGGCACAGAAGACCGGCGCCGACTTGGACATTCCGATTCATGTCGGGCTTGCCACGTTCCTGCAATCATGCCCGCGCACCGACCCGACCTTCATAATAACCTCTTTCGGCCAGCCACGATCTGAGAAGGCGTTCAGCGCCTATATCAGTGAGGCCGCGAAGGATGCAGGCCTGCCTGCCAAATCGGCACCACACGGCTTGCGCAAGGCTGCTTGCCGTCGTCTGGCCGAAGCGGGATGCAGTGCAATGGAGATTATGTCGATCACTGCCCACACCGATATTCGGGAAATCGAGCGGTACTGTCGCGAGGCCGGAAAACGGGGTCTATCCCTGTCGGCCATGGCCAAGGTCGAGAAGGGCTTTGACGTGAAGCTTCCTAACCCTGCGGACGGGTTAGGAGAAGACGACGACAAGCCCTTGAATTTATTAGGAGCAATCGCGAACTGGCGATCCCGGCAGGACTCGAACCTGCGACCATCGGCTTAG